GCAACAGGGGGTGGACAATTTAACTAATGGCTAGTACATATTTAACAAGAACTTTTAGTTCTCCAACAGATAGAAAAATTTTTACTTGGAGTGCTTGGGTTAAAAGACAAAATCAAGTTACAGATTATCAAAATGCTCTGTTTGGAGCTTATTTAAATTCAAGTGTAAGGTCTGTATTTAGATTTAATGCTCATCAATTAAACTTTCAAGATACTGAGGGTTCTGTTGAAATAAAAACAAATAGACTTTTTAGAGATGTTAATGCTTGGTATCATATTGTTCTTTCAGTTGATACAACACAAGCAACTGCATCAAATAGAGTTAAAATATATGTAAATGGTGTTCAAGAAACAAGTTTTTATCAAGGAAATTATCCTGCTCAAAATAGTGTTTTGTTAATGGGAGGAGCAGATATACATTATATTAATGCAAGAAATTCTAGTGGTTCAGTAGATAGTATTGCTGACATGAGCTACTCACATATACATTTTACTGATGGAACTGCTTATGACGCAACAGCATTTGGAGAAACAGATGCAACAACTGGAGAATGGAAAATTAAAACTGATGTTAGTGTAACTTATGGAAACAATGGTTTCTTTATTTTAAAAGATGGTAATTCAGTTACAGACCAATCTGGTAATAGTAATAACTGGACAGTAGCAGGTGGTACACTTACAAAAACAGAAGATAATCCAAGCAATGTTTTTGCTACATTAAATCCTTTAAATTTTACTGGTATAGGTAGCACATCTTTAAATTATGGAAATACTGAATTTAGAGATGGTGGTACAACTGTTAATTTTTCTTATGCATCTGGAACTATAGGTGCTAACTCTGGTAAATATTATTGGGAAACTAAAGTAACTGACTTAGCAGAAATAGACCAAGTAGGAGTAGCTTTAGCATCATCAAATTTTTCAAATATAAGCTCTAGTGATGGACTACAAGCAACAACATTTGGTGGTAAAGGATTTCAATTTTCTAATGGTTACAAAGTAGGAGATGGAACTGGTAGTACTTACATGGGTGCTTTTAGTACAAATGATATTGCTATGATTGCTTTGGATTTAGATAACAATAAAATTACATTTGGTAGAAATGGTCAATGGTCTAATGGCTCTGGTTCTTGTAATCAAACTTACGAAAATTCTACACCTGCATTTACAAATTTAACAGCAGGAGAATATTACATACCTGCTCAAGCTAAAAGAGCTTATGGTTCTAATTATGGAACTAATAATTACAACTTCGGCAATGGTTACTTCGGAACAACAGCAGTATCTAGTGCAGGAACTAACGCAAGTGGAAATGGAATATTTGAATATGATGTACCAACAGGCTATACTGCTTTATCAACAAAAGGATTAAACTTATAATGGCATACACAACTATCAACAAATCTACAGATTATTTTGACACTAAACTTTACACAGGTAATGCTACAGATGATAGAAGTATAACAGGTGTAGGATTTCAACCTGATTTTAGTTGGGTTAAAAGGAGAGATTCTGCTGGAAGTCATAGATTAAAAGATTCAATTAGAGGTGCTACAAAAACTTTAATTTCAAATAGCACTAGTGCAGAATCAACTGAAGCAAATGTTTTTCAAGCATTTGAAGCAGATGGTTTTCAATTAGGTTCAGATAGTGTTTTAAATGCTTCTGGTGCAACATACGCATCATGGAATTGGTTAGGTGCAAATGGAACTGCATCAAACACAGATGGAAGCATAACCTCAACTGTTAGTGCTAATACTACAAGTGGATTTAGTATTGTTAAATGGACAGGAAATAATACTGGTGGTGCAACAGTAGGTCATGGATTGGGTGCAGTACCTGCAATGATTATATTTAGAAATTATTCTATAACTGAAAATTGGACTGTGTATCATAAAGGGTTATCAAGTAACAATCACAAAGTAGATTTAGATGGTACTGATGCTGAAGCTAATGTAGCTAATCCTTATATGGAAAACACAACACCAACAAGTTCATTAATAACTTTAGGCGACCATAGTAGAGTTAATGGTTCTGGCAATAATATAATTGCTTACTGCTTTGCAGAGAAAACTGGTTACAGCAAGTTCGGTTCTTATACTGGTAATGGGTCAAGTGATGGTAGCTTTTGTTATTTAGGATTTAAACCTGCTTTTTTAATTCTTAAAAATACTAGTTCAACAGGAAATTGGGTTATGTATGATGATAAAAGGTCAGCAGTACCAGATGCTAATATAAATAACAGAATTGTAAATGCAAACTCAAGTGCTGATTATGAATTTGCTTCTGGTTCAAGAACAATAGACACACTTTCAAATGGATTTAAAATTAGAGGAACTGCATCAGATACAAATACTTCTGGTAACAATTACATCTACATGGCATTTGCATCAGCACCCCTAGTTGGAACTAACAACGTACCATGTACGGCTCGTTAAACCAACTTCTTAATCCAATTACCTTTATCATCTAGGATCATAGGCATTAATCTTGGAATACCATCTATAATCATTCCGCAACCTATTATAAATCTAGTTTTAAAATTTTTGGCATAAGCAAATGCCATTGATTTTTGATTAATAAGACAACCAACATTCATACCAAAGAATATATTATCTGGATTGGCCCAATAAGAGATAAGAAATTTAGTATGATAATGACCCTGTACACAACTCATACCCATTGCTTGTGATACCTTTAATACATCTGCTGATCTTCCATGAGTAAAAAAACATCTTTTACCATTAGATAATGTTAAAGTTAAATCATCAATCCATTCCCATTTTTTAGTACCAAGAAAATCACCATAATCTTTTAGAAATTCTTTTGACATACCAAACTTTAATGCACGTCTATAAACAAGACTAGAGTGGTTACTATCTACTTCTACCATTTTAGGAAATATATCTTCTAGTTCTTTAATGTATTTTCTAGCTTCTTTTAATTCATGCCCTGCGCTAAATAAATCTGGATTATGTTCATGCATAGATATGGCATGGAAATCTAATAGATCACCTATATTAACAATCATGTCTGGTTTATATTCTTTTTTTATTTCTCTTAAAAATTCTATGCTATCCTTATGATGGTAAGGAACGTGCATATCACTAATCACTAATATTCTTTTGTTCATATAACTCCGCAGGAGAACCATCAATCTGTTCTTCTAATTGTTTAAGTTGTTCTTTAGGATCAATAAATTTAACAATGCCATTTGAAATATGAACATCATTAATTATTTCAACAGTTTCATTTTTTCCGTAATTAACAATTACGTCTTCTATGATTAACATAACTAAACTTATAGTTTAATTTTTAATATTTGCAACTTCTCATTGTTGAGGAAAGTTCGTTAGCACGTTCTGGAGTTTGTTCGGCCCAAACACTATCTAACATTTCATCTGCGGCAGTATCCCAATCTTCTTTTTTAACAGCTTTTAATGTATTTTTAAATTTAGATACACCTGTCATACCCAATTGAAATACCATCTCAATTATGACACATTTAGCTTTGTAATTCATATCTTGATTACCTAGTAATTTTTCAGCACCAACTACAGCATTAGTAAAATCTATTTCAAAGTAATCGTTTAATAATTTTTGTGAGTATGTATGTCCTTCTACAAAAGGATCATTTTCCTTGACTAAATGACCGTACCCAATTGTGGCAAAACCTAGACTATCTTTGTAAACAACATTTCTAAAACCCTCATGTTCTTTAATACGGTCTTTTAGTTCTTCATACATTATGATGATTTTTTCTTAAACCCAGACTTCATGTTACTGTATGCTTTAGCAGTAATTGTACTTTTAGATTTTGGTCTAGATGTACCTGCTTTTTTTCTAGCATTGATGTTTGCGTATAAACCTTTTTTAGCCATTGTATCTCCTATTTTTTGTTTCTAAAGATTTGTGTACCTTTTATACCATAAATACTTGCAACGACAAGTATCCATAAATTTGTAAACCACGATGGAAGCTGTGAGAACATATCAAAAAACAATTGAACTTTATCCATTGCTGTAGGATCATCCGATATCACGGCCCACGCAAGTACCAACACGGGCAAACTTAGAATTATAAGAACCGCCTCATCTTTCCAGTCCGATTGACGGGCCTCTAACAATTTGCCTTCGTATTGTTTTTCACCTTTTGCCATAGCTTCTGCATGACGCATTTGAGCATCTGACATAAGCATTTTAGTTTGTTGTTTATTTTTGTATATGTGAGTAC